CTTGATTTAAAAAGTCGCTTATCCGATAACGAATTGAGTTTGTCATCATTCTTTTTATTGCTTAATTTGAGGGTCAATAATGAAGTTATTGTTGCTGTGATGATAGAGGTAATACTTGTAATGATAGCTGAGATTATGATTTCGTGCATTAAAGAAAATCCTTTCTTATGTTTTTCTACATTATACCACAAGAAGTTAGATTTTTCAAGGAGGTACAAAAAATGAAACTGTACAAGGTAACGACGATAAGCGACTTTAACGTCAAAGAGGTGTTCACGGTTCATGCAGATAGCAAGCGTGAAGCTATCATGAAGGCATATGACACGAACATGGACGGAAATATCGTTGCAATCGAGGAGGTGGACTAAATGAGGTCACCTGACATTGAAATGGCAGTGCGGCTGTACTATGAAAAGCCCGAGATAACCAATGCTGATATCAAGGCACTGTTCAGCACAGGTGAAACGCAGACTATCAAGATCAAGAAAGCTGTTAAGGAAGAAATGGCAAATCGTGGTGTGAAGTCATGGCTGCCACACTCGGTCAATACCGAGATAGCCTACGAGGTGTGGGGCATTGATATCGACAACTTCGAGAAAAGGCTTAAAAAACTCCGCACGCTTTACGGAAAGGACGTGAGAAAATGATAGCCGTACTAGAGATAATCAGATGTGCCGCAGCGGTAGCGCTCGTGGTGGTGCTTGCAATGTATGTAGCATACAGGTGGTATGTAAGCGTAAAAGAAACTGCCTACGAGGAAGCAGAGGAGAGCATTAAGCGTGCGGTGAGAGAAGCAGGCAGACCCATAGTCAAAGTCGAAATACAGACGAAAGGAAAGTGGTAATGAACATTGTAGGAATACTGCTGATAACAATAGCTGTGCTTGCAGGGATAGATGTAGTGATGTATCTTGTGCTGAGCGTGGCGGATAGGCACTGGGAGAAAGGTTTTGAGAAAGAGGAGGATAAAGATGATAACGAAAGAGGAATTTGAAAAGGCGGTGGAGTGCTGTGCTAGTGACATCACAGATTGCGACGGCTGTCCGCTTTGTGCCAGCGATAAGCACCGTATGTGCAGTACATATCTTGCAGAGTACATAAAAAACGAGCCTGCACTGTCTGCCAACAGCACAAGCTCGGAGGTATCAAAAGATACCGGTTCAATATTACACCTTGATGATAGCACACTGCTTGATATTTGTCAAGAGGGGCTGGAGGAAATATCAAAAATAGCCCTTGACGACTATCCGAATGAGTTTTTGACGGGATATGTTCGTGCCGTAAGGAATAATATCAAGAGACTGAGAGGCGGTGAGGGCAATGGCTGACCTACCGACACGCTGTGTAGACCCTGTCATGAAGTGCTGTCAGGATTGCGCTTGGGGATATCGTGAATATCTAGCAGGCTGTTGCTTTGAAAGCGGCTGTACGTTGGGATTTGATGAGGGCAGACCAGAGGACGAGCCGACAGAAGATGAAATAAGACAATTTGAAAAAGAAATGAGGAGATCTGAATGTCAGTAAAAATAAACTCACTTGAATTTGAGAACGTAAAGAAGATAAAAGCCGTACAGCTTGAGCCTGCAAAGAATGGGCTTACTGTTATCGGCGGTAAGAACAGGCAGGGCAAGACCTCTGTGCTTGACGCTATCGCTTGGGCGCTTGGGGGAGATAAGTACAAGCCGTCCTCTCCTCAGCGTGAGGGGTCTGTTGTCGAACCGCACTTGAAGATCACCCTCGATAATGGTATCGTGGTGGAGCGTTCGGGCAAGAACAGCTCTCTCAAAGTCACCGACAGCACAGGTAAAAAAGGCGGTCAGCAGCTTTTGAACAGCTTCGTTGAGCAGTTCGCACTTGACCTGCCTAAGTTCATAAATCAGTCAAGCAAGGAAAAAGCTTCAACTCTGCTGAAAATAATCGGCGTGGGCGACACCCTCTATCAGCTGGAGCATAAGGAACATTCTCTATATGACCAGCGTACCGCTATCGGCAGGATAGCAGACCAGAAGTCTAAGTTTGCAAAGGAAATGCCTGTGTACGCAAACGTCCCTGCCGAGCCTGTTTCGGCTTCGGAGCTTATCAGACAGCAGCAGGATATACTTGCTCGCAACGGCGAAAATCAGCGTAAGCGTGACCAGAAAGAATACTACGAAAAGCAGTTGGAGATTGCTAAGTCCGCCTATGAGCGTGCAAAAGCAAGCTATGAAGCGGCAGTGAACAACTTCAAGCTTGCAAGCCTTGACGCACAAGACCTTGTGGACGAAAGCACAGCGGAGCTTGAAAAGAACATCTCAGATATCGAGGAGCTGAACAAGAAGATAAGAGCAAACCTCGACAGGGAGAAAGCTGAGATAGACGCTGAGGACTACCGTTCACAGTATACATATCTCACTGAGCAGATAGAGGACGTAAGGCAGGCAAAGACTGACCTGTTGAGCGGTGCAGACCTGCCCCTTGAGGGTCTTTCCGTTGAGGACGGAGAGCTGCTGTATAACGGGCATAAGTGGGACAGTATAAGCGGAGCAGAACAGCTTATCGTCGCTACCTCTATCGTGAGAAAGCTCAATCCTGACTGCGGTTTTGTCCTGCTGGACAAGCTTGAACAAATGGATACCGACACCCTTGATGACTTCGGCAAGTGGCTTGAAGCACAGGGCTTGCAGGCGATTGCCACTAGAGTTTCCACAGGTGACGAGTGCAGTATCATAATCGAGGACGGCAGGTCAATGGACAACGAAAAGGAAGAAAACACAGAAACAAAAACTTGGAAAGCAGGTGCATTTTAATGTATGAGATAACATCAGGAGTTGTAAGTTCCGCACAGAAAGTCGTGATATATGGTCCTGAGGGCATAGGCAAATCCACCTTTGCGGCTCAGTTCCCCGACCCTGTATTTATTGATACTGAGGGCAGTACAAAGAAGCTGAACATCAGACGTTTCCCTAAGCCAACAAGCTGGGAAATGCTCAAAAATGAGGTAAAGGAGGCTATGAACGGCAGGCTCAGTAAGACCCTTGTCATTGATACATTTGATTGGGCTGAACAGCTTTGCATTGAAACTATCTGCTCGGCACATCAGAAGAAAGGCATTGAAGATTTCGGCTACGGCAATGGCTATGTTTACGAAAAAGAGGAGATAGGCAAGTTTCTTAATCTCTTGCAG